CACAAATGGGCGGACTAGCAACTTACGAAATGTTTGCTGGCTATCAAAAGCTAGTAGGCCGTATGTTCGGATCATTTATTGAATTTAAATGGAAAGCAACAAGCCATATTCTTACAATCCTACAGCGTCCATTTGCACAGGGTGAGCAGATTCTAGTCAAAACTTGGAATCATCGTCCTGACTTTGTGTTACTACAGGACATTTACGCTAGCCAATGGCTTAAAGATTATACTCTAGCAACCTGCAAACTAATGCTAGGTGAAGCACGTAGTAAATTTGGATCAATTGCTGGCCCGGGATCCGGCGGCATTACCTTAAACGGTACAGCCCTACTCACTGACGGTAAAGCCGAAATTGAAAAACTGGATAAAGAAATTCAAGAAATGATGACAGGCGGTACCCCGATGACATTTGTAATTGGCTAACAAATAATTTGACCTTGTAATAAAACTGTTATATACTATGTCATATCCAGGAGATTCTATGATTATAGGTGTATGTGGTTTTATTGGTTCAGGCAAAGACACTGTTGCTGATTATCTTACTAACTTTCACGGTTTCCGACGAGAAAGTTTTGCCAACAGTCTTAAAGATGCAGTAGCCTATGTATTTGGTTGGGACAGAACCATGCTAGAAGGCCGTACAAAATCTGCACGTGAGTGGCGTGAACAAGTTGATACATGGTGGGCAGAACGTTTAGAAATGCCTGATCTAACTCCTAGATTAATGCTACAGCTATGGGGCACAGAGGTATGCCGCAAAGGTTTCCATGATGATATATGGATTGCCAGTCTAGAAAATAAACTCCGTACCAGCACTGACGATATTGTCATTAGTGACTGCCGCTTTCCTAACGAAATTAAATCAATCAAAGCCGCAGGCGGCATTGTAGTCCGTGTTAAACGCGGTGATGACCCTGAATGGTACAACGATGCCGCAGATATGAATGCCGGTGATCGTTGCATAAATTATATGCTGGCTAAAACTCGTATGCAAAAATTAGGAATTCATGCCAGCGAAACTGCCTGGGTAGGAACTAAGTTTGATGCTGTACTAGACAACAACAGCACAATTGACGACCTGTTTGCACAGGTTAAAGATCTGGTGTCAGATCCCCTTGACGCCACCGAACGCCCTCTTTATGTAGGACTCGCTGACAGTTTGCACATACCGTCTTGAGATTCGCAGGACGGGAGTTATTGCAATTTCCGTCAATATGAAACACACCAAACTGCTCTTTGTGTTTTGATTTAAAGCCGCATTTTTCGCAAACTTCTTTTTGTCGATACCCGTCTTGAAACCATTTGGGAAATCCTTTTCCTACCCCGCCGTATCGATGACAAACCTCACACATAGACCTGTAGTAAATTCTACCTTCTTTACGGTAATTAACAGCTCTTGGTCTCATTCCACAGGCACAAATGGGTCTAGTCATGCTTTATTTATTGCCCTTTTCGTCCCCTTTTAAAAAGGCTTATAAACGTTAGAAAATGTCGTTTGGCTATAAATACTACTAGAGAACACAAGGACTCTAGGAGATAAAAATATGGCTCAACTTAGTTCACCAGGCGTAGCGGTTACAGTAATAGATGAAAGTTTCTATACACCTGCCGCACCAGGTACAACCCCTTTAATCATTGTCGCGTCTGAAGAGAATAAACAAAATGGTGCAAGCACAGGTATTGCACCAGGAACACTAAAAGCAAATGCCGGTCAAGTTTACTTATTGACTAGTCAGAAAGATTTATCTGATACATTTGGTATTCCAGTATTCAAAACAGATGCTAACAATAATCCAGTACATGCTGGAGAACAAAACGAATTTGGCTTACAAGCCGCTTATAGCTACCTAGGTGTAAGCAATAGAGTATTTGCTGTTCGTGCAGATTTAGACACAGCACAATTAGATGCTGCCGCAGATGCACCAGCAGGATTACCAGAAGACGGTACTTTCTGGTTTGACACAGCTAGTTCATCATACGGTATTTTTGAATGGAATTCATCAGATGCTACAGTTACAAATGGTCAATCATTTGTAAACAAAATTCCTACAGTAATTACTTCTAAAAATAAATTAGTAGGAAATTCAGCAACTGCCGCACCAAAATCATCAATTGGTGCAATTGGTGACTACGTTATTGTTGCAACTACCACATTAAACAAACTATACTACAAGAACAAATCAGGTGCTTGGGTACAAGTTGGTACTAACGATTGGGCCAAAAGTTGGCCAGCAGTTGCAGGTATTAAAGTTCCAGGTACAATCACCAGCGGTTTAACTTTAGTACTTAATTCAACTACTATCACAGGTGCAACAAACTTATCAACACTAGTGGCAGCTATTGGCAGTACTGTAACAGGTGTTACCGCAGCCGCAGTTAACGGCAAATTAGAATTATATCTAAACGGTGACGTTGACAGTCTTGTAATTTCAGGTACATTAGTTGTTGGCACTGCCAGTAGCGCAGGTAACATCATAGGTATTACCGCAGGCACATACAGCGCACCAAAATTACAAATTTCCGCACACACAAGTGTTCCAGAATTTAAGAGTGGAGACACTAGTCCGCGCCCAACAGGCTCAATATGGATGAAAACCACTGAGCCAAACATGGGTGCAAGTCTAATTGTTAAACAATGGATTGACTCAATCAGCGCATGGTCAGAGTTGCCAGTTAAAATGTTTGCAAATGGTGAATCAGCATTGGCTAGTTTAGATCCAGCAGGTGGCGGCATTAACCTAGCAACAGGCACAGTTTTTGCCAAGTATAACGACAGTGAACTTACTGGCGCAGATATCCTAGGTGATTTTAAATTTTATGTTCGTGCAGGATCAGGTGAAACTACCATAACTGGCACTGTTGTTAGCACAGGAATTACTTCAGGTTCTAAGTCATTTACAATAAATGAAAGTATACCTGGTTCAACATCACTACGTGCATCAACTATTACCTTCACCGGTACAGGAGCACTAGGCGATGCTGACACAATGGCTGGTGCAATCAACACACAAGTTGGTGAAGGTTCAAATGTTGTTGCCTCAGTAGACAGTACAAATCGTGTTGTTATCAAACATAGCAAAGGCGGAGATATCCACTTTGTTGACGGTACAGGAACTCCATTCTCCCAAGCAGGATTTACAACTACAACTGCTAATCTATATGCAGATCCAAACGGGCAGGCTCAAAACTATTTGGCCAGCAACTGGAGAACATTAACAACTCCATACTTGTATCAAGTCGGTGCAGATGCTCCAACTAGTCTAACAGCAGACGGACAGCTATGGTACAATTCAATGATTGACGAAGTGGATATTTTAATCCACAATGGTTCAAGATGGGTTGGTTATAATAACTTTAATCAACGCGGCACAGCACCAAATGGTACAGACCCACTAGGCCCAACAATCAGTGCTACTGCTCCTAAGAAGCAACAAGATGGTACAACAGCACTATCGAACGGCGACCTTTGGATTGACACAAGCGATTTAGAAAACTTTCCAATGATTTATAAATGGAATTTTCCAAATCAGAAATGGACATTAGTTGACAATTCAGACCAGTCAACAGAATCTGGTATTTTATTTGGTGATGCACGTTGGGGCATTGATGGCGGAACAGCCACAGCACCTACAGACAGCACCATTGTTGAGTTGTTAGGAAGCGATTTCTTAGACTTTGATGCTCCAGATCCTGCACTATATCCAAAAGGTATGTTGCTATGGAACTTACGCAGAAGTGGATTTAACGTTAAGAAATTTGTACGTAACTATGTTGACATATATGCACGTAATTATCGTACAGCGACTGACGAACTAATGACAACTTACTATCCACATCGTTGGATTAGTTGGGCCGCAAACCAAGAAGATGGTTCAGGTACATTTGGTCGTAAGGCACAGCGTAAAGTTGTTATCCAAGCTCTACAAGCATTGGTTAACAGTAATCAACAAATCCGTGATACAGAATCACGTATTTTTAACTTGATTGCTTGCCCAGGTTATCCAGAACTAATTGGCGAAATGATCAGCTTGAACTACGATCGCGGTATTAGCGCATTTGTAGTTGGCGATAGCCCAGCACGTTTAACACCAGATGCAACTTCATTGTTAGCATGGGGTACTAACCAAGCTCTTGCATTAGAAGACAATGACAACGGCTTAGTATCAAGTGATGAATACTTAGGTATTTTCTATCCATGGGGATTCACTAGTGATTTGCTAGGCAACAACGTTGTTGTTCCACCAAGCCACATGATGCTACGCACCATTGCTCTAAGCGACAATGTTAGCTATCCATGGTTTGCACCAGCTGGTGTACGTCGTGGTGGTATTACTAACGCAACAGCAGTTGGTTATATTACCGGAGAAGGTGAATTCCAATCAGTAGCATTGAACACAGGACAACGCGATACACTGGCGCAAGTTAAGGTTAATCCGTTGACGTTCATTACAG